TTCTTTTCGATTTGCTCGTTGAGTTTTCCTTCCATTTCATCAAGTTTATCTACCATGCTCTCGATGACATCATATTTTTCGTCAGGTATAGTTACATAATGTTCTTCAAATAGACCCTTCATTCCATTTAAGAATGATTCAGTCATTTCTGTTTTGAGACCGTGCTCGATAGCGATTTTATTTTCATCTAACCACTCTTGAGCAACATACTCTAGATAAGAATCAACTCTTTCTGTAAGATTTTTCTTAACAGTTTCGACTTCTTCGGTGAGTTGGTCCTTATACTGAGATTCAACTTGTTCTTTGATCTCGGATACTTTTGACTTAATTGCAGCCTCAAAGATTGTCCGTGCTTTTTCTTGGAACTCTTCGGAAAGTTCTTCGCCAGCAATAAGAGCATTAATGTCTTCTTCAACATCAATCTTCTCTTCAACTGCATCTTCAGCGACAACTTCTTCCTCAGAAGTTTCTTCTTCAGCAACTACTTCTTCACCCTCTTTTACGGGTTCTTCAGCAACCACTTCTTCACCTTCTTTTGTAGGTTCTTCAGCGACTACTTCTTCAGCAGGCTTTTCTTCTTCTTCTTTTACTCCTTTGGGAGCAGAATCTCCTGCTTTAGCACCCTTATTGACGACATCCTTTACTTGCTTAAGACTACCACCAGGGGTCTTAAGTTTTGCAGAATCATCATCAGTCTTGTAGTTTTCAGGAGTAGGACCACCCAGATCTTCCCAAGTAGCAGGAGTTCCACCTGTGGATAACTTCTGCATTGGTTCAGCAGGCTTAGCCCCTTTGGTTACTACGTTTTCGATTTGAGTTTCCATTTTTTGTAATTTGCTACCAACGGACAGTGTATAGATTTTGTAATTAAATCTGTATTTATTTATAGAACTTACAGATTTGAAAGGAAATTGTTGAACAAGCCCAACTTATGTTCCTCTAAAGCTCTTTGGTCAACTAACGTATTGATACGCTTCTTAGTTTGTGTTGCAA